ATTTGCTGTAAATTTAGCTCAAACCAAAATAGATCCTTCAACACTTCAGGAATATACACCAGTGGCTGCTACTGATACTGTGAACACAGACACACTGGAAGCAGCCGCCAAACGTATTGTAGGCAACGCCAAAGTACCTAGTATTTTGCCAGCAACCATTGGATCTAGCCTGTATTCTAAAACACCAGACGACAAGTTAATATACACTGGAAATGATTACATAGTTTGGGACAATATAAATGATGAAAGATTGCGCCGTGGTCTGCCAAGTCTCACTGCAATAGGCTATCCAAGGCCTGATCCGTCACCTAATAATGGGCCAGCTCAAGGCGGATAAATATTGCCATGACTACCTTTGTTGGCTTCAACACTCAAAATCAATACAAAAAATTCACACTGGTGGATTTTGAATTGGTCAAACGCGACCTCTTGAATGCGTTTAACATTCGTCAAGGCCAACTGCCTGGACGTCCAGGATATGGCACAGTGTTATGGAATTACCTGTTTGAGAATCAAGTTGATGCTGTTCAACAAGGTATTGTGAATGAAGTGCAACGAGTAGCAGGCGGCGATCCTAGAATATTCATCAGTAATATTAATGTGTATCCTCAAGAAAATGGCATGCTAATTGAGCTAGAACTACAAACAGTAGGCGGCGTAGATGCCGAAATATTAAATGTGTTCTTCAATCAAGTCAGCCGTTCAGCCAGCTACGTATAACTACGCCGTTTTTTATCTACATAAATAACAGATAAAGAATACAAGGCCCAGACGCAATGGCAAAAACCACTAGACAAACAGCGATATTTGGTGTAGAAGATTGGAAACAAATCTATCAAACCTATCGCGAAGCAGACTTCCAAAGTTATGACTTTGAAACTCTACGCAAGAGTTTTACTGATTACCTGCGTTTGTACTATCCAGAAACATTCAATGACTACATTGAATCATCAGAATACATTGCCCTGCTGGACGTTATTGCGTTTATGGGCCAAGCTCTCGCTTTCCGTACTGACTTAAACACCAGAGAAAACTATTTAGACTCGGCAGAACGCAGAGATTCAGTCACACGTCTAGCCAATCTTGTAAGCTATACTGCCAAGCGTAACACTGCGGCCCAGGGCCTGCTCAAAGCATTCTCGGTGACCACAACAGAAAATGTTGTGGATTACAACGGCGTTAACTTGGCCAATGTTACAGTTAACTGGGCTGATCCCACAAACTTTGATTGGTTGGAACAGTGGAATGCTATTGTAAATTCATCGTTAGTTAGCAGTCAAAAGATTGGTCGTCCGTCCAGCCGTCAAACTATCTTGGGGGTAGATACCAGTGAATACGGTATAAATCTAGTGCCAGGATTCTTGCCAGTTATTCCTTACACTGCTACTGTAGATGGCGTGAACATGCCGTTTGAAGCTACAACTTCAAGCACAGCCGGTCGAGATTACATCTATGAACCCAGTCCAAAGCCTAACACCACATTTAATGTGTTGTATCGCAATGACCAGTTGGGATATCAAAGCGCCAACAACGGATTCTTCTTTTTCTTCAAGCAAGGCACATTGCAGAATCAAGACTTTAACTTGGCTGAACGCATTGCCAATCGTACGGTGAATATCAACATTGATGGTGTTAACAACGAAGACCGTTGGTTATTTCAACTAGACAATGTAGGCAGTGTCAACCGAGAGTGGACATACACTGAAAACATTTATTCATCAGCCGCAGAACAAACTGCAACACTGAGACCTATTTTTTCTGTGACCAGCAGAACCAATGACCAGATTACTATGGTGTTTGGTGATGGTGTATTCTCTGAGATTCCAGTGGGTATCTTCCGTGCGTATGTTCGTGCGTCAAACGGCTTGCAATACATTATTAATCCTGCTGAAATGCAGAATGTGGTGCTGCCAATCAGTTACATTGACCGCAATGGTAACCTGCAAACAATTACATTTACTTGTGGCATTACCCAACCTGTAAGCAACGCACAAAGTCGTGAAAGCATTGATGCGATCAAACAACGTGCTCCAGCAAGATACTACACACAGAATCGCATGGTCAACGGTGAGGACTATAATCTGTTTCCGTTTACTCTTTACAATTCTATTATCAAATCAAAAGCAGTGAACCGTGCTTCAATTGGTACCAGTCGCTATCTTGATCTTGTGGACAACACAGGCAAGTATTCATCAACCAATACATTTTCTAGCGACGGCGGCATCTGGGAAAATAATATTCTTCCTACCACATTGTTTGCATGGACCAATCGCAATGAAATTGCTGACCTTATCACCAACACAATCCAACCAACTATCATTGAAGCTACATTTATACAATTTTACTATGCAAACTTTCCAAGGATAACTGTAAACACTGGTGTCACTGCTCTAAGCACTTGGCACCAAAGCACAACATTGGCCAATGAAACCACAGGCTATTTTCAAAACGCAGTGGGTACACCAGTCATGGTTGGAACTTCAAGTAGCACTGCATTCAAATATGTTGCACAAAAAAGTTTGATCAAGTTTGTTCCTCCAGTTATCGATGGACAACCTTATTATTTTGACGCTAACAATAGATTGAAACCTGGACTGCCAACAAGACCGGAAGACCATTTGGAAATTTGGGCTAGTCCGCTTGCAATAGTAGGAGATGGCAGCAATGATGGCATTGGTAATTTAACCAATGGTCAAGGTCCTGTAGCACTCAACAATTTTGTGCCTACTGGTGCTGTTGTAGACACTATTATTCCTGTATTTCTCACAGACTTGACTCCCGCTATAAGAGAACAAATAACACAACAAATTTTGTTGTATAGAAATTTTGGTCTTGGCTATGACAATGATGGCACTATTACAGGCACAGCAGGAACTTGGTATGTTATTACCAGCACCAATTTGAACGCTGACGCGACATGGAGCCAAACGTATGCAGGCAACACATCGGGGCAAAATTTAGATGCTTCATGGATCATTCAGTTTGTAGCAGTAGACAACAAATACACTATCACTTATCGTGGTCTTGCTTATTATTTTGGATCAGTGTTACAAACAAGATTTTTCTTCTACGGCAACCAGAAAATTTACGACAGTCGTTCAGGCACCACAATCAGAGACTTTATTAACGTGCTGGCAGTAAACACCAAACCAGACAGCTCGTCACCACTGCCTGGAGATATTTTCACTACTATCATTGGCCAACCTGTGGAGTCTGACGGCTATGTTGATGACTTCCAGGTGTTGATCAGCTACAGAGATTCAGACAGTGACGGGGTGCCAGACAATCCAGACTTCTTCAATGAAATTGTTGCACCTGATGTTAACCCTAATCTGAAATTGGTGTTCTTGCAACAAACTGTGGACTTTGATAATTTGCAAAGATATTTGTTAGTTGACCCAGGCGTGGTGAACTCAGAATATCCCACATACGATAGCATTGAATTGATAAAATTTCAGTATTCTCCAGGACAAGTTTTTTACGCCTATAGTGATGAATTATTTTTTACATTAACAGTTAACACTGCTGGAGTTAGAGTCATCACCCAGGCTGCCGAAGGTGACTGGATTGCTAGAACAGGACGTCAGGCTTTATACTTCCAATATCGTCATAACTCGCCATTGACAAACAGAATTGATCCAGGTACAACCAACATCATTGACTTGTATGTTGTAACACAATCATACTATACTGCTTATCAAAATTGGTTAACAGATACTACTGGCACAGTGACCGAACCTGATATGCCAACCATTGACGAACTTAGCACAGAATATCAAGGACTAAATGAATACAAGATGTTGAGTGACAACATTATTTTAAATTCAGTAGTGTTCAAACCATTGTTTGGTCCTAAGGCCGCCAAAACATTGCAGGCCACAATCAAAGTTATTCGTGCTCAAAATTCCACGGCCAGCACTAGTGAAATACAAAGTTCTGTACTTGCAGCCATGAATGAATACTTTAGCATTGACAAATGGAATTTTGGTGACACATTCTATTTTTCAGAACTGGCAGCATACCTGCACAGATATCTTGGAACCATAATCAGTTCAGTGGTCTTGGTACCATTAGACACACAAAAATACTTTGGCGACATGTACGAAGTAAGAGCAGAACCCAATGAAATATTTGTCAACGGCGCTACCATTGACAATATTATTGTAATTGATGCATTGACCAGTACCAACTTGCGTACTGCACCTGGTAGCGGAGTAATTTAATGGCACGAGTACGCAGCGTAGATTTTCTTCCTGAAATTTTTCAGACCGATGCCAACAAGCAGTTCTTGGCAGCTACTCTTGATCAGTTGATTCAAGAGCCAAAGTTTAAAAAGACTCAAGGCTACATTGGCCGCACAGTGGGTCCTGGTGTAAATCCCAATGACAAATATGTGATTGAGCCTGACAAAACTCGCGCTGACTATCAGCTTGAGCCAGGTGTGATCAGTGTAGACCCTACAGATAACAGCAAGATTGTTGATGCCATTACCTATCCTGGTATAACTGATTCTTTGGTATATCAAGGCAGTCCGTCAACACAACCCAGCCGATTGTACACCAGTGACTACTACAGTCTTGATCCGTTTATTGACTTTGACACATTTGTAAACTTCAGTCAGTACTACTGGGTTCCGGATGGTCCCGATGTGGTTACTGTGCAATCGCCAGGTGTGGCGCTAAGTCAAAATTTTATTGTAAACAGAGAAAATGGTGTTTACACTTTTTCAGGTGTAACCG